TTCTGATAAACTTTTAGGTTTTCCATTCACTGGAAATATTTGGGATGCAGATTCCGAAACTATGGTTGTAAAACAATTGCAACAATATGAAACAACTTTTCAATTATCAGCGTTAGCTACACAAAACCCAAACAACATTTCTTCATATACCGCTTCTGATATTTTAAATTTAGCAGCCTCTATCTTGCAAAGTAATGTTACAATCGCTACACTTGAAGATCAGGGAGTTGGTATATTAAAAATTTCTAATGTTCGGAATCCATATTTTATGGATGATAAAAAGAGATTTGAGGCTTCACCAAGTTTAGATTTTACATTGACACATAAACAGATTATTATATCAACTAGCCCTAAAATAGAATTTACAGAATTTGATATTTTGCCAATATAAGGATTAAATATATGCCTATACCTATTAATTATTATGTTGATATTACCTCTGGCGTAAGTGGGGCTTCTCAAGTTCCAACAAGAAATTTAAATGGAATGTTTATTACTGAAAATACCTTGGTTCCAACTGGAAGTATTGTTAGTTTTACAAGTGCTATTGATGTTGGGACATATTTTGGCACATCTTCTACTGAATATTCGCGTGCTGTATTTTATTTCGGCTGGATAAGTAAAAAAAATACTGCTCCTAATCAGATAAGCTTTGGCCGATGGGCAAATATTGCTGTGGGGTCTTCAATCTATGGAGATGTTGCTACTTATTCAGTATCTAGTTTTACTCCAGTGACTACTGGAGATTTTACCTTAACTCTTGGCGGATTTACACATCATCTTACAGGTATAGATTTATCTGCTGCAGGAAGTCTATCTGCAATTGCGGCTGATATTCAAACTGCTATTCGCGCATTTAGTGGCGGCGGAACTGCATGGACTTCTGCAACCGTTGTTTACAACTCGACACGTAAATCTTTTGATTTAGTTTCTGGCACAACTGGCACGGATATAATTTCAATTACTGCGGGAGTTACTACTGATGTTGCAGTTTTACTTGGTTGGCTAACTGGCGCAATACTTTCTAATGGAAGTGATGCGCAAACTATATCGGATGTTTTGGGTGAAATTTATACTCAAACAAATAACTTTGGTTCTTTCGCATTTATTCCTGTGTTGAATTTAACACAGGTTACTGAAGCTGCTACATGGAATAATACTCTTAATGTTGTATTTATATATTCTGTTCCAGTAAGTATTGCAAATGCAGCCACCTGGAATGCGGCATTAAGTGCCGTGGGAGGAGTAACTCTTACTATTGCCCCTCTTTCTACTGAATATCCGGAGCAGGTTCCTATGATGATCTTTGGTGCAACTGATTATACTGCTCCAAATTCTACACAAAATTATATGTTTCAGCAGTTTAATTTAACACCATCAGTAACCAATAGCACAGATGCCGCCACATATGACGGACTTAAAATTAATTATTATGCACAAACTCAACAAGCTGGAACTAATATATCTTTATATCAGCGTGGCGTAATGTTTGGAACTGCTAGTGATCCATCGTATCAAAATCTATATACTAATGAAATATGGTTAAAAAGTGCAATGACATCTTCTCTAATGAATTTGTTATTGGCTCTTTCTGAAATAGCTGCTGATTCTATAGGAAGATCGCAGGTTCTGGCTATTGTGCAGGGCGTAATTAATCAGGCTGTTACTAATGGAACTATATCTGTAGGTAAGACATTAACACAGGATCAAATTTTAGTTATAACCCAGGCGACAAACGATCCAAATGCTTGGCAGCAAGTACAGAATATTGGCTATTGGATTGATGTTCAGATTGAATCGTATGTTCAGGATACATTACAGCAATATAAAGCAGTATATACTTTAATTTATAGCAAAAATGATGTCATTAGGTTCATTCAGGGTTCTGATACTCTTATTTAATTAATAAAGGAATTATATTATGTCGAATGATGTTTCAGGCGTAGGTTCGGTAGCGAATATTATAGCTAGTCAGACCTTTCCAGTTGGTTTTCCATTAAATCAATTTGCGGAAGATATTGACCCTTTTGATTTTCCATCTGTGCAAATTGGTAATGCAGTTATGGGGGCTAATGGAGATTTACAGACTTGGTCTTCTGCTATTGCGCTTCCTTGCAAATTGAGTGCTATTATAGGATCAGAGGGCGATATTGCACTTCAAACTATAGCCAAGAATAACCTTGCAGGAAAAGGTAAGGCAAATGTAAATGATAATATAACTATTGTTATTATTTATCCTGACGCAACTACTGCTACATTCACTGGTGGCAAGATTACGGAGGCTATGTTTGGCAAAAGTATGGCCGGTACTGGTAGGCTTAAAACACGTTCTTATAGCTTCTTATTCGAAAATGTTATTGGCGGTTAATTATGACTGATTTGCTTGAGCCACAAGATATTAAGATTGAACACAATGGAAAAGAAAAAACATATATAATTTCTAAATTTCCAGCCATTCAAGGTAGAGAAATTATTGCTAAATATCCGGTGAGTAATATGCCTAAAATCGGAGATTATGCAATAAGTGAAGAAGTTATGTTAAAACTTATGTGCTTTGTTGCTGTACGTCTTGGCGAAACTATAGATAAACCTGGCATTATACAAAGACTTGATAATAAACTATTAGTTGATAATCATGTTCCCAGCTGGGAAGTTTTAGCAAGAATAGAAATAGCAATGATGGAGTATAATTGTAGTTTTTTTCAGAAAGGACGAATCTCGAATTTCTTAAACGACTTCGTCCTGAAATATCTACCGAAGACTTTAGAAACATTGATGGCCTCATTGGCGCAATTATCGCAAACGGAAAAGCCACATTAAATGAATTAAGAACTATTTATACTCTTGAAGACGCTTTTATTATGTGGGAAATTATTGCTGTTTCCAAATATAATGAATACATGGCAATTAAAGAATCTCAAAAAAATGCAGGCCAGAAATGATTCTTGATAGTTTTTATTTTCTTTTTAAATCAGACACAAAAGATGCTCAGAAAAATGTAGATGATCTTAGTAAGAAAATTGATACATTAAAAGATAAAGGTAAGAAGCGGTCTGAGCAAGAAAATAAAGATTTAAAAGAAACTATAAAACAACATAAAGAACTATCTGGAACTTTAAAAGAAACAGAATTCCAATATGTTAAAATAGCCCAGGGAGTTGCAGAAGCGGCGGCTGGAGTTCTGTCCTTTCGTGCTGTTGTAAAAGGTATTTTAGGTACAGCAAGTTCTAATTCAGCCCTTCAAGTTCAGGGAAAGTTAATTAATCAAAATACTGCTGAATTGAAAGCCTTTGGTGCTGCCGCTGAGCAGGCCGGTGGTCATGCGGAAGATTTATATGATTATGCTAATACTACATTTCAAACATTTTCTAGTCTTGGCTTGGGTGATAAATTACCCTCAATTACAAAACAAATTGATAGATTAAGGGCGCAAATTAAAGGGCTTTCTTTAGGTGAGGCCACTAGGGTTTTGAATCAAATTGGAGTTAGTCAGGGTTTACGTCCTTTATTATTTCTATCCGATTCAGATTATGAAAAGGCTATTACATATAATCGCGAATTAACAAAAAATACTGAAGAGGGCGCAAAGATTGCGCGTGCATATGCACAATCTTGGTCACAAGTCGGCCAAGCTTTTGATTCCTTATATACCTCCATAGGAAGCAGCGCATTGCCAGCAATGCAATCTTTAAATAAAGAAATGGCTTCATTTATAAAATATTTAGCTGAAGGTGGTATAGGAAAAGATATTTATGATATTTTTAATCCAAGTTCTAGAATTGAAAATAAAAATATTAATAAATCTGATGAAAGGCCAATAACTCCCAATGATCTTATTGATGTAAAAAAAGGAGAAAAAAGGAATTCTCATTATATTCATGATTCTAATTCACAAAATACAACAAAAGAATTTTATTTAACTTCTAGTGAGCCACTTGAAAATGCTTTTCCTAAAGATGCAGCAAGAATGTCTTCTGAATATAATGCTACCATTGCAAGAGCCAATCAAGCTATATCACTTGCCACTAACTCACAAATAGGATTTGCAAGTCCTGCTGGAGCTATTAACAATAATGCGCGCACATTAACCGTAAAAGTTGGTGATATTCATATTAATACAGATTCTTCAAATTCCCAAGGAATTGCTGTAAATATAGCTAATGATTTAAAATCGCAAATTTATTTTGCTATATCAAATATTGATGATGGAGTGGCAAAATAATGGCTTTTAATCCTACAACAATTTTTTCTGATATAAGTGCCTTTGCTGATTTTTTAAATCTTTTTGGTAATAATTCAGATGTTATTGGAGTTTTTAATAGTGATTTACAGCAAGTGTTTGCTGAGGCCAGACCTTTAAAGGCCGATATTCGTGAAACTTCACAAGTAATGAAACATCCTGTAGAAATGGGAACGGTAATTGCAGATAATCATATTATAAATCCAATAGAAATTAACATTCCTTTTTTTATAAGTTCATCTAATTATAATGCAATGTACGGCCAAATAAAAAGAGCATATTACGCTGCTACAGTATTTTCCATTCAGGCAAGAACTGGTTTTTATCCAAATATGATAATTGCAGATATGCCACATGAAGAAACTACTGAAATGGCAGATGCAATTATATTAAATGTGCATTTTGTAGAAGTGCTTTTTGTAGTTCCAACATCAGTATCATCTGCAACACTACCTGCTAATTTTTCACCTCAAAATGAAGTAAATTCTAATACCGTCCAGGCCGGAGTGAAATCTCCTATGGGAGTCTCACCTTCTAATTCTTCTGCGGCTTCATCAACTATTATGCCGGGATTATAGTATGCAAACAATTCCTATACAACCTATTCCAAATCAGGCATTTTCAATTGTACTGAATAATAATCAATGGGATTTTATAATTAAAGCCTGCAATGGAATAATGGCAGTTTCCTTGACATTAAATAATGTAATTATTATTGAAAATATAAGAGTTGTTGCAAATCAAATTATTATTCCTTATCAATATCTTGAATCAGGTAATTTTTTATTTTTAACCCAAAACTCTGAATTGCCGAATTATACTCAATTTGGTATTACACAAACTTTAATATATTTAACTGCAGAGGAGTTAGCTAATTTACGTACGCCTATAGCTCCTCCGATAAAAGCGGATAATTTTAATCCTTTAGGCGGATTGCCACTGCGCTTTTCTCCGCAAGGTTATTATGTAGCTCCCGTATTAAATTCAACAGCTTGGTTAAATAGTAGTGAAGATTATTATATAACAAAAGATGATTCGAATATTATATCGGGATGGCTTGATATTTCAGGTAATGCAAATAATGCAACTGCATCAAGCACAGGTAAACCCACATATGTTTATAATGCAGTCAATGGAAAGAATGCTATATTATTAAATGGAACTACAAATTTCTTTAATTCTAATCTTTCATGGCAGAAATTATCTACTGATGCATGGACATTGATGGCTGTAATTCAACCAGCGGCAGATGTACAGCAAGGAATTATAAGTCGTGGACGTAGTGGTGGGGGAGAATTTATTTCTATGAGAACTCAAACTCCTATGCAACTTGATTCTTTTCAAAGGGTGGCTGCCGGAGGAAGTGGAAATATTACTAGTGGAACTGCATGGGCACTTAATACTCCGCATATTGTTACCGTACAAAATAACTTTTCAGCTGGAAACACAACAATATGGGTAGATAATATTAATAAAGGTTCTGTCGCGATACCTGGTAATTTGAATGCAAATAGTGATCCTTTTTATTATGGAGCAAGTAATAATAATAGCACGGCAGAGCAATTTTTTAGTGGCTATATTATGGAAATAATAATTTATAATTTTGGATTGACTTCTGATCAAATGGCACAAAATAATACATATTTTAATAATCAATGGGGTCTGTAATGTCTACAGCTTTTGATCCTAGAATTGTACAAGTAAGTATTGCATTTCCAGAGGGCGCTTTAACATTGGAAGGGTTATCTATATATGCCACTGGACAAAAATTTCAGGCAGCTGCATTTAATACATGTCAGTGTCAAATATTTAATCTTACAAAAGAACAGCGCAATTATATACTTTCTCGCACCTCCCCACTAAATAATCCACGTACGCCAATTCCTATGAATTTGAATGTAGGAAGACAAAGTTATGGAACGTTTAATTTATTTAGTGGATATATTCAAAAAAGTAGTGCTACTCAACCGCCTGATATTGGCATAACTTTAACAGCTTTAACTAGTGGTTTTTTAATTGGCGCCCTACTTTCAGAAACTCAACAAGCTACAACGCAATTAAGTACTATTGCTCAAAATATAGCTGCAAACAATGGCTTAAGTCTTAATTTTTTGGCTACTGATAAGCAAATTAATAATTTTTCTTATGTTGGAAGTATAGCTTATCAAATTAATTCACTCAATGAAATGGGCGGCATTATAGCTTCTGTGGATAATGGAATTTTAACAGTAATAAATGCCGGACAATCCATTAATATTGGCACCAGGTTAATTAATGCAAATAATGGAATGATTGGTATACCGCAATTTTATGAAAATGGCGTTATTGTTAAAATGATGATTGATAAAACAGTTCAACTCGGAGATAAAGTAACTATAGAAAGTAAACAATTGCCGGCTGCTAATGGTGATTATATTATTATTGCTATAATATATGAAGTGGCAAGCAGGGATCAGCAATTTTATTATACACTAACCTGCTTATCTATCGGTAGGTCACCATTTGCAGGTACTTTATGACAAATTCCCCTCCATCAAGGAATCAGGCCACAGATGGCACTCTTACGGGATTATTAAATATATTTCGCGCTAAGATGCTTCATAAACTTAATGATATGCTTCCAGCGCAAGTGATTTCCTATGATCGATCTACAAATAGAGCGCGAGTTCAACTAATGATAGTAGAAGTAAGTACAGATAATGTTTTATTATCTCCATTGCAAATAGCTTCTGTGCCTGTATATCAGGCCGGCGCTGGAGGTTTTGTAATTAGTTTTCCGGTAAATAGTGGGGATTTGGGATGGTTAAAAGCTAATGATAGGGATATATCTATATTTTCAGCATCTTATAATCAGTCTCCGCCAAATACTCAAAGACAGCATAATTTTAGTGATTCTGTTTTTATTCCTGATAGTTTCATGAAAAATGTTACCATTAATTCAGAAGATAATGCAAATCTTGTTATACAAACTGATGATAGTACTGTTAGAATTGCTTTATGGGATAATAAAGTTAAAATTACAGCGCCCGCAGTAATTTTAGATACAGCTACAACTACATGTACTGGTGATTTGATTGTTGATGGTGAGACGACATTAACTGGAAGCGTCACGGCTGATAGTACATTGCTTGTTATTGGTAATATTACGGCACAAGCTGATCTTGCGGTGGATGGAGATTTAGTTGTTACGGGAACTTCTACACTAGACGGCATACCATTTAATACTCATCGCCATGGTGGCGTACAGACGGGAGCTGGAAATACAGGAACTCCAATATAGGTTTATTTATGGTTCAGACTCTTGGTTTAAATATTGAAAATGATATATATCTTGGAGCGGATGGCAATATAGTATTGCTTTCTGGCATAGAGGCTGTTGCAGGGGGATGTGAAACTATATCACGCACGCAATTAGGTGAAATGGTATATTCAACAACGCAAGGAATTCCAAATTTCCAAGCGGTTTGGAATGGTATTCCAAATTTTAAAATATGGCAGTCTTATCTGCAAAATGCTTTGCAGAATGTATCTGGTGTAACACAAGTTAGTAACTTGTCTTTTCTTAATCAAGATGGTACATTATCATACGAAGCCACTATTCAGACACAATATGGAATAACAACAATTAATGGTTAATTATGACTACTGATCCATATCAATATTTAACTGCTTCTGGTGTTATTGTTCCAGATACTTCTGAAATTCTTGCGGGGGTGCAGACTACCTATCAAGACGTATTTGGAGCTGATTTAATTGTTACTCCGGATACTCCACAAGGGGTTCTTATAACGGCAGAAACTGAAGCAGAAGTTTCTACGGTTAATAATAATGCAGCCATAGCAAATCAAATCAATCCCAACATTGCAGGTGGTGTATTTTTAGATGCAATTATCGCACTTACAAATCCTGCAGGGCGCACTTCCGCAACCCAGACTTTAGTTCCAAATGTTACATTAACAGGTATTGCTGGAACCATCATAGCGGAAGGAACGCAAGCAAAAACATCCACAGGTGATTTATTTTCATCCTTATCTTCTATAACTCTTGATGGAAGTGGTAACGGAATTGTTGATTTTGCATCTATTTCCACTGGGGCTATACCCTGCTCAATAAATGCTCTTAATACCATAGTTACAAGTATACTTGGCTGGGAAACTGTTACAAATCCAACAGCTGGAATATTGGGATCATCCACCCAAAGCGATCAAGCTGCACGTGCATACCGTACTAACACATTAGGTTTCCAAGGTGTTGCGCTTCCAGTAGCTGAATCATCTTCAGTTCTTTCTATTTCTGGAGTTACAAGTTTAACATATATTGAAAATTATAATAGCGAGCCGGTTGGAATGATTATATCTGTAACAGCAGGAACTCTTGCTGGCATATATAGCATGACAACTTCTGGAGATGTGGCTCCCGAAATTATAGTAGATACTACTGCTATGAATTTTTCTTTAAGTAATCAAACATTACCTTCTCCAAATCCGTGGCCTATAGCTCTATATACAACATCTGCAAATATAACATTATCTGGCTTATCTACACAAGGCGGTGGTAATTGGCCTGGCTCGTTAACAGGAGGAAATATTATATTGGTTAAAAATCAATCTACTGCCTCACAAAATGGAGTATGGGTTGCGGCGGCGGGTGCTTGGAGTAGACAGGCATATAATACTTCTGCTACAACAATTTTAGGTAGTATCTCCGGAATTTCACTTACTGCTAATGCAGTCTATAATTGTATTGATGGTGGTGCTGATGTAGATATTGCTGCAGCAATATTGGAAAATAAATCAAGTGGAGCGCCTTGGAATGGCGGAACTTCTGTATCCATTATAGAGCCAGCAAGCAATCAAGTTTATAGTGTGAAATTTGATCGCCCCACAGTAATTCCTGTTTTAATTAGAGTTACTGCAAGTAATGGCAGTACCGCTAATATAATTCAGGCCGTTCTTGATTATGCAGCTGGATTAATAAACGGCTTAAAAGGCTTTGTTATTGGAAATGATGTGTCTCCGTTTGAAATTGCGGGCGCTATTATGTCAGAATATCCCGGTTATTTTATAAGTAAAATTGAGGTTAGTCTTGAAAGTTCAGTTTCATATTCAACAACTACAATACCAATAGCTATTAATCAAATAGCATATACTCAATTTAGCTATGTAACAGTAATAATATCATAACAATGTCAAAAGATATTCAACAATTTGATTTTAATGTAGATATTTTGAATGCCGTTTTATGGCAATATGATGGTGCGCCCAATTTGTTAGGAATATTAAATGCTAAAAATGAATGGTATAACACAAATCAAACAGACTTTTGGCAAAATTATATAACTAATATTTTCGATATTCGTACTGCAAATGATTTTGGAATGTCGGTATGGTCAATTATACTAGGACAATCAATAGTTTCTCCCTTTTCAAGTATTGGCGATGTTTGGGGATTTGATTCTTATAATGAAAATTTTGATAATGGAAGTTTTGGAAATGAAGATGGTGGAAATAATATATATTCTTTAGAAATTTCAAGGTTATTATTAAGATTAAGATATTTTCAGTTAATAAGTAGTGGTACAGTTCCAGAAACTAATCGTATGCTTGCATATTTATTTTCTCCATATGGAAAGGCATATCTTATTGATAATCATGACATGACACAAACGTATATGTTTCAATTTGTAATACCAGTTGAAATGGAGTATATGTTAAATAATACAGATATACTTCCAAGACCAGCAGGCGTTAAAAGTACAATTATAGGAATGTAGGAGGTTATAAAGTGCCAATAGATGGATATTTTGATGTAATTTTTGGCGTTGCTGGAGATTTAACTCCTGTTCCAGATGACATACAAGTTGATGGCACGATTAGCTATACTCAAGGATTTGGGGGAGATTATTCTCTTCCTAGTGGAAACCCTGCCCGTCTTTTTGTTCCTCGCACACAAACAAATCAATTATTTTTTGATTTAACTTCTGCAGTGCAGCAATATCAACAAAAAGGAACTCCGCCTTTTATTACTACGACTATGAATGGAGGATCGCCATTTTCTTATAGTTTAGGCGATGAAGTTATTTCTGGCGGACTAAGATATATATCTTTAATAAATTCGAATACTGATACTCCTCCTACAGCTAATTGGAGCGTATCGCTTCCAGTGAATCTTGGTGGCACGGGTGTCGCTTTATTAACTGCCTATGCTCCTATATTTGGTGGCACTACCTCAACATCACCATTGCAATCCGGCACGGTTGGAACTGCAGGACAACTACTTACATCTAATGGTGCCGGTGCTATACCAACAATGCAAAGTCTTACCTCTGGAAGTTCAATATTAAAAGGTAATGGAAGTGGTGGGGTTTCTAATGCTAGTGCGGGAACTGAGTATCTTGCCCCGGCTGGCAATGGCTCTGCTTTAACTGGCATAACTGCAAGTCAGATTTCAAATCTAGCCCCTTTTTCAAGTTCCGTGCAAACTATTACAGCCGGTGGCACATTAACAATAGCTCATGGATTGGGAGCAAACCCCACAAGAGTAACTACTATTTTAGTTAATACAAGTGCGGAAGGTGGGTATTCAGTTGGTAATAGGCTTCATGTTTCTAATAATTTTACA